TATTATAATAGCAATTGTTTTTTTAATAATTTATGTTAATGAAACAATGTTACAATTTAATTTAGAAATAGATAATTATAATAATAATGAAAGATTTGTTGAATATAAAAATAAAGATATTATTCTTAATTTAAATCTTCCTAAAGAAATTAATAAAAATATAGAAGAAAAATTTAATAAAAAAATCTTTTTTGATTATAATGGATCTTGTAAAATAGGAAATTTAATTGGAATAAAAATAGATAAGAAACTTTCTAAATATTTTTATATAATTGAATTAAATAATAAAGAAATATATATTTCTTGTTTTAAAAGTTTAACATTAGTACAATAAAGATTATTTAAGATTATAAATCTCTATAAAGAGATTTTTATAGATATACTTTTTATAAATCATAATAATAACATTGTGATAACTTTTGCAGTTGATCCACGTTATACTCAAGATTTAGAAGATGATTTTGTAATGAATGAGGATTTAACTCTATATGAATTTATAGGAAAGGATCCAGTAAAAGCATTCTATTTAGGTTATAATATTTATGACTGGTTTGAGAAAATAAATGAAAAACAAAGATATTTATATTCTAAACAAGCTAGACATAATAAAGATGATTTAGAAAAGTATCAAGATCAAATTATGTTTTGGTCTAAAAAATTTCCAGAAAAAGAAGAAGTTGAAATGGCTAGTTTAGCTGAATTTATTATAAATAATATGTTCTGGGAAAAAGATACAGAAGATACTGATAAAGTTAAATTAGCATTTTTCTTTGGAAATACAATAGCCAAACAACAGAAGAAAGATGAAAAAGATTCTTAAAATTTTTACAGATGGTGCATATTCTTCATCTAGAGATCAAGGAGGAATTGGAATAGTGTTTTTAGAAAATGATGAAAAAATTTCAGAATATTCTAATATGTATAAAAGAACTACAAACAATCAAATGGAACTTTGTGCTATTATTATAGCATTACGACATATAAAAGTTTCATATGATAGTATAGTTATTTATTCTGATTCTCAATATTGTATTGGTTGTGCTATAAAAGGTTGGCAACGTAAAAAAAATAAACATCTCTGGATAGAATTTGATAAACAATTAGAAAAAGTTAAAAAATTATGTTCAGATATAACATTTGAACATATAAAAGGTCACAATAATAATAAATGGAATGAATATTGTGATAAATTAGCTGTTAAAGCAAGTCAATTAATATCATAAATAATATGTTAAAATTCTTTAAACTATTAAAAAGAATAATTATTCATAAATTTTGGGTTGCTTATTATTGTTTTCAATTAAAATTATTTTGGCAAGGTATAATACATGATCTTTCTAAATTTAGTTTAATTGAAATAAAAGGAGCTTTGAAATATTGGAATGATACTAAAAGCTCTTTGTCTTATGAAAAAGATTTGAATGGATATTCTAAAACATTTTTACATCATCGCGGTCATAATCCACATCATTATGAATATTGGATTCATTCTTTAGATGAAGGTGGAATTGCTGCTAAAATGCCTAAAAAATATGTTTTAGAATTAATTTGTGATTATTTAGCTGCTTGTAAAACTTATGGAGGAAATCCTCGAAATGAATTTTATTGGTGGGAAGAAAATAAAAATAAATTAAAAATCCATTCAGAAACTAAAAGTTTTATAACTGAAGTATTTAGGCTTTATAATAATTATTTTAATTATTCATTAAAAAATTCTGTTAAAGCCGCAGATTATATTATAAAAAGTAAAAATATTTCTTATTAAATTTATAATGGAAATAATTGAAAAAGATTTTAAGTTAAAACCTATTGATGATAATTCTCCATTTTTTGATCTTGAATTATTATATACTGTTAAACCTCGTGGTGGTGAACCTCGATTAGAATTTAAAAATGTTGCATATGGTTGTAGCTTAGAAAATGCAATAAAAAGAATTGCACATTATCGAATATGTTGTAACCATAAAGAAGAATCAATTAAACTTATAACTTATTTTAAAGAATTTAAAATTGAACTTGATAATTTAAAAAATCTATTAAAATTATAATGGATCATAAAATAATATATGTTTCAGCAAAAATTGCTAGATGTCCAAAATGTAAGCAATTAACTGAACAAGATTTATTTGATTATAATTATTCAATTTATAAATGTTCTAAATGCAATAATATACATTCATATGAAAGAAACAGTTAAAAATCAAAATGCTCAAAAAGTAGAAGATCGTTGGATTGATGTTCACAATGATGAAGTAGTTATTAAAATGGGTTTAATGCGTTGTCCAGAAGCAACACCAAGAGATCAAAGTTGTTGGACTAAAACTCCTAATGAACGTAGACTGTTGAAAACACTTCGTCATTCTTGTAAAACTAATATGCGTTTTTATAGTATTCCTGAAAGACATATTCCTGTTCAAGATAAGTTGATTATTCAACTTAAAAAGAATAAGAAATATCCTAAAACTACTTATTCTATTGAATGTCAACAAAATGATATTTCTAGAATTCTTAGTAATTATACAATTAATGCTAAAGGTGTAACTCAATCTGTTGTTAAAAATTATATATTCAATGGAAAGACTTATGCCCCAAATGAAATTCCATTCTGGTCATAAACTTACTTATAAATATGAAGGATCTCAAATAGAAGTATTACCATATTTTTTATATGAAGTAAGTATATACAAAATACATAAAAATATGTGTAATCTATTAGATAATAAAATGTATATTTCAAATAAATTTTTAACATTAAAAAATGATGTAAAAATTTTAAAAAAAACTAGAGAATATATAATTATACAGTTTATTAATCTATTAGGAGCTCCTCAATCTTTTATAAAAGAAAATAATTTTCCAATATACGAATTAGAAAAAAGACATAAAAATGAAAAAAGAAAAAATTGAAACGTTGACAGACCAGTTTATTGATGAAAATGGTAATATCCATCATTTTGTAATTGCAGCAATTAGTGAAATGCTTCCTACAATATCATCTAATACTGATTATGAAGAAGCAACAATAACAAATGCAACAATAACACATAAGGTTGTTGCTTGTAATTGGCATGATGAAAATATCATTGATACAGTTGTTAAAGGACTTAAAATTGGCTTTGCTATTTGTAGCCCTGTTGACACATTCAATGAAGAACTTGGTAAAACTATTGCTATTGGTCGTGCTCGTAAAAATTCAACATATGCTTTGTATGTAACAAATCCTGGATTTATTAATACAAAACTTGTTAAAGCATTTCTTGAACAAGAAGCAGAATATTTTAAGCGTAGTCCGGAATCTTATATTGCTGGTTATAAGCGGAAATGAAAAAAAATTGGATAATTATTTTTTTAATAATAGTAATTATCTTTTTGAATTATTGCTTATTTAAATCTAATAATACTACTATTTCTGATTCTACTGAATATATTGAAAAAATAGATTCTTTAGAATCAGAAATAGATTCCTTAAATAATATTAGAAATGATATATTAGAAAGAGTTGATACTATATATGTTAAATTAAACAATATAAACTCTGAACATGAAAAGAACGTTAGTATTATTGTTAATAACGATATTGACGAAGATTATAGCTTTTTCCTCGAATATATCAGAAATAACAAATCAAGACTCGACAGTATGTATAACATCAAGTAATCTTAAATATGCTAACTTAATATTTCTTGAACATCAAACTCTTTTTAAAGAAAATTCATTACTAAAATTACAACTAAAGAATTATGAAGAATTAAATAATAATCTTATGCAAACTGATTCATTGCGATTAAAACAAATTCAAGAATATAATAGTTTGGATATGGTTAGAATTAATCAAATTAATTCATTAGAAAAAAATATTAAGGATAAAAATAAGATTATTAAGTATTGGCAAATAGGAGGAATTACTGTTAGTGCTGGATTAATTTTATTTATGATATTAAAATGAATCCAATAAAATCAAAAAAAGATAAATTTGGAACTAAATTAAAATTTCCAGATAGAAGTTGTAAAATTTGTAGAAAATATCCATGTTTTAATGGTATTGAAAAATGCGTTTCAGATTTTGCTAAATATGGATGTGGATATTATTCAGAACCAATTATAAAAGAATGAAACAATATAATATTTATGCTGGGCTAAAAAATGGTTTTGGAGGTGCTCAATATCAGTTTACTGATCTTTGTGAAAATAAAGATGAAGCTGAAAATGAAGCATATGCAATAGCTTGTGGTGAATATGATTCATATCAAGAACTTCATGGCCTTTATAGCTGGGAAGATGCACAAAGAGATTTTTGCAATGAAAATGGAATTGATCCAGAAAATTGTGATGAAAATTCTTTTGATGCAATTCAAGAATATTATGAAGATGCTAGAGAAGAATGGCTAGACTATTATGTCATCTCAACTGATGAAGATGATATAGATCAAGAGGATCTAATCATTGGATATCTTATTGATAATGGTAATTCTAGCCAAACTACTAGCGAGTAATAGAGATGATTGTGATTATACAACTTATGTATTTAAGAATTTAGAAGATAATGTAACTCCTCAAACTCGTTATGTTATGTGTGTTAAATATCCTAATTGGAATTCTATAAGATTAAAAATTGGTGATGAAGGATATTTACATTATGAAGAAATACATGCTGGAATAGATAAATGGTATGATGGCAATGGTATGGTTGCATATAGATATGACACTATACAATTTATTAAATTTATTCCAAAAGCGAAAGAAGAAAGTTACGAATATATTATGTAGATAAAAATTATACAAATATGAAAAGAATAAGTTAAACTATGACAATGCTAAAAGACAAACTTACAGAAGCTATTAATGCAAAAAACAATGATGTAAAATCCTTTGTATGGAAAAAGGCACGTGATAAGGCTAGTGGTATTCAAGAAGAAATTAAGCTTATGGATGCTACTTCTGAAGATTTGAATAAATTTTATTCACATTGTTGGTCAATGCTATATAGCACAGATAAGGTTAACCCTGGAAGATATGTACTTCTTGATATTATTAAAGAACAACGTGAAAAGTGTAATGTTGAAATTTATTTGAGAAAGTTGGCAGATGGTTCTATTCTTGCTGATGGCAAAGGATATCCTAGACATCTTTATTGTCAAGATATTCTTAGTTGTTTGAATAAGAATAGAGATATTTTTCCTCAAGATAAGCTAAAGGAACTTTCTATTAGTCTTATTACTGGTGGACTTCCTCGAGAATTTGAACGTTTGAATATCGCTTCAGTAATTGATGGCTGTCTTGATCAACTTGGTATTCTAGACAATAAGCATATTACTTTTAGTTTCATTTTGAATCTTGGTGTATTTCTTACTCCAGAAGAAATGAAAGAATTTACTGAAAAGGATAAAGATGGCAATACTCGCAGTAAACTTGAAGTAATTAAAGAACGTTTGGGTATTAAACCTGATATTCGATTGACAGTTAAACCTACAGGTCTTAATTATTCTGAACTTCGAGCTATGCTTAAACTTCGTCCTGCTAAATATTCAGTTCTTACTACTGATCAACTTATGACTCTTCGTAATAAAGTTCTATTTAGACTTGAACAAGAAGTAAACTTCCATATTGCTCAATGGGAAGAGCGAATTCGTCAAATTAAGTTGGTAGCTCAAGCTCGAGATATCAAACTTGAATCATGCTAAATTTTATAATTAAATATATTTTAAATTGTCATAAGTTTAATAAAACAAATGTAGATAATTATTCTGCATTAATATATATATTATTAGACTGTGCAAGAATCTTTATTTAAAACAGTTACACGTGATGAACGACAAGAAGAAGCTCGTGTAAAATGGATTAAAAATCGATGTAAAGGAACATTCGAGTTCGCAACTGGTTTCGGGAAAACCTTCACAGCTATAAAATGTGTAAAATCAGTTGTTAATAAATACCCGAATATTAAAATTCTTATTATAGTACCTACTGATAATTTAAAAGAACAATGGATTCAAAATCTTGATTATAATGGATTAACTTTTAATACAGATGTACAAATAGTTAATACTGTAATTAAACATCACTATAAAACTGATATTTTAGTATTAGATGAATGTCATCGTTACGCTTCTGAAACTTTCAGGGAAATTTTTAATAAAGTTAACTACCGTTATATCCTTGGTCTTACTGCTACTTTTGAAAGATTAGATGGTAAGCATGAAATTATTAATAAATATTGTCCAGTAATAGATAAAGTAACTACTGAAGAAGCTCTTGCTAATAATTGGTTATCTCAATATAAAGAATATCAAGTTTTAATAAATGTAGATGATATTGATGAATATAAAGAATATAATAAAGAGTTTACAAAACACTTTGAATTCTTTGGATTTTCATTTCAAAAAGCTATGGATTGTATTGGACCAAAAGGATATATAAATCGAGCAAAATTGCGAGATGAAATGTGCCCTAATGGTACAGACGAACAAAAGAAACAATGTTTTCAAGCTATTACATATCATGCTACTGGATTTATGAGAGCTATTCAAAAAAGAAAAGCTTTTATTAATAATCATCCTAAAAAAATAGAACTTGCTAGACATATTATTGAAATGCGACCAAACGCTAAAATAATTACTTTTTCTAATAATGTAAAAATGGCTGAATCTATAGGATTTGGCAAAGTTTATACTGGAAAAGATAGTAAGAAAAAAGGTCGTATAACATTAGAAGAATTTAATCAAGAAACTTCTGGTGTTATAAATTCATGTTCTAAATTAAATGAAGGTGCAAATCTTAGAGGATTATCTGTAGCTATTATTCTTGGACTTGATTCATCAGAAACTAAATCTATTCAAAGAAGAGGACGAGCTATTAGAAAAGAAGAAGATAAAGTAGCTGAAATTTTCAATATAGTTATAGATGAAACTATTGAAACTAAATGGTTTACTAATTCTCATAAAACAAGTACATTTTTAACTATTGATGAACAAGGTTTAAATGATGTATTACTTGGAAGAGAACCTAAACCTTATGTGAAAAAAATTAAGGATTTTACTTTTAGATATTAAATATGATAAACGAGAAAATGATTGAACTCTTACTGTTACAAAAGATGTATAAAAAACTTAAATCATCTGGTTATTTTCTAGATATTGCTTATTATTGTGATAAACAATATAGTCTTGAGAAAATAATTAAACGTATATTAAAACTTGAAGAAGAGTTCTTAGAACCATATGTAATTAATTCCGACTCGAAAGAGTAATACTAAATTGCAGTTAAAGATAAAATGTATTAAACATTTATTTTAAACTGCTTTGAATTTAACATTAACATTAGAAGAGGAGGTAACACTTCTCAATAAATATAGGTTAATTCCAAATGAATTGCTTTTTATCAGAGTTTTGCTTATCTTACAAGATGAAAATAATGAAGAATTATTTTCTAAATATATTAATATCTTAAAAGATGATGGAATTAATCTAAGAGAGTTTATTTGTAAACTTCAAGAAAAGGAAATAATTCTGAAATCATATAAAATTCCAAAAGAAGGTTCTCCTTTTGATCCTTATGCTATTCCATTTAATAAGAATTTTTTAAAGAATCTTTATAAAAGTTCTTTTGAACTTGGAAAAGAATTATTTGAAGCATATCCACAATTTGGAAACATTAACGGAAATATAATACCATTGCGTGGTGTTTCTAAGCACTTTGATTCTTTAGAAGATTGTTATTTTAAATATGGTAAATATATTGGTTGGTCTTCTGAAAAACATAATAAAATCATTGAATTAGTAAATTGGGCCAAAGAAAATAATCTATTAAATATGTCTTTGTCGAGTTTTGTAATAAATAATTCTTGGCTTGATTTAGAATCAATGAGAAAAGGAGATACAATAAATATTAATATTGATTCTATACGAATGTTATGATTACTAATTCATTACTTCATCAAATTACTTATGGTAGAGAAGGAAGAAACTGGGGATTTTCTATGGGACTTCCTAAATTAGAAGAAGTTATAGATGGAGTAACTCAAGGAACTTATACTCTTGTATTTAGTCCAACTGGTACTGGTAAATCTAGTATTGCTCTTTATTCTTATATCTATAAACCTTTAATGGAACATTTAAATGATAATAATTTCAAAGTAAGTTATTTTAGCTTGGAAATGTCAAGTGAAATGCTATATGCTAAATTATTAAGCATGTATATTTTTGAAAAATATCATATTGAATTATCCACAAAAGAACTTCTTTCTAGAAAGAAAGATTATATTCTTTCTGATGAAAATTATGAGATAGTAAAAGAATGTTTACCGTGGCTACATCAAGTAGAGGAAAAAGTTTCTGTTTATGATAAATCTTTAAGTGCAGAAAGTCTTTATTCTATTTTAATGAAAGAATTAGAAAAAGAAGGAACTTTTACTGAAACTGAAGAAAGAAAAATCTATACACCTAATAATGAAAATCTTATTCATTTAGTTGTTATAGATCACTTATCATTAGTAAGACGTTCAAACGGACGTACTCTAAAAGAGGAAATGGATTTAATTTCATCATATTTAGTTACTTTACGAAATAGATGTAAAATAAGTCCTCTTGTAATAATGCAGGCGAATAGAAATTCTACTGCTATGGATAGACGAAAAGAAGGTTTAAACAATTTAAGAATTGATGATACCAAAGATACAGGTGCGCCAGCCCAAGACGCGGAAATAATTATTTCTATATTTAATCCATATAGAGAAAAATTATCTTCATATCGAGGATATGATATTAAATCATTAGGAAGTAACTTTAGAGTTGTTACTGTACTTAAAAATCGATATGGAGAAGCAGATGTAGAAGTTGGTTGTGCTTTTTATGGTAGAATTTCTTATTTTGCAGAACTTCCAAAACCTGAAGAGATATACGATTATGAAAAGTATAATAATCCTAATTGGATTATAGATGAAGATAATATAAAAGAAAAAGATGAAAACTCAATTCAAACATCTAAATTTATATTATAATGGCTGAGCTTATAGCAATTGTAGGTGAAAGTGGATCAGGTAAAACAACTTCTATTAGAAATTTGAATCCTGAACATACTTTTATTATTTCTACTACTGGTAAACGTCCTGGAATTAAAGGAGCAAATAAGAAATATCCAACATTTAATGTAGCTGATGGCAAAGTTAGTGGAAATTTCTTTACTACTAGTAATGTAGATAAAATTGGTCAAATGCTTCAGATTATTGATAAGAAAATGCCGCACATTACAACTGTTGTTATTGACGATTATCAGTATGTGATGGGGTTCGAAGCAATGGATCGAGCAAAAGAAAAGAGCTATGATAAATTTACTGACATTGCGCAACATGCATATCAAGTTTTGAAGACTAGTATGAATATGCGTGATGATCTTAATGTTGTTGTTTCAACTCATAGTGAAAATACTGGAGATAGAATTTCTCCATATTATAAAATGAAGACATTAGGTAAAATGTTGGATTCTGTAATTACTCTTGAAGGGTTGTTTACTTATGTATTCTTTACTACTGTACAACGTGATGATGATGGAAAAGCTTCATATAAATTTATAACAAATTCAGATGGAACTTGTACTGCAAAATCACCAATGGGATTATTTGAAGAAATTTATGTTGATAATGATTTAGATATGATTCTTAAACGTATTAAAGAATATAACGAAGAAGACTAATGGAACCAATTATAGAAGAATTTACTATTACATTAAAGTATCAAGTAAAAGTTGATACAGAAAC